ATTAGAAGAGGGCAACTAACAGAAATAGCTAAAAATAAAGTTATGCTGCGTTTGAATGTACAAGGTTCAAGGGGCAGCGGTATGTATAAATTTAGAGATTATTTAAAGGTTCTTACGGTGCATCCAGTTTATGTAAGAGCAAAAGATGATGCAAAAATAAGGATGATTAAAAAAGCTGAAAGTGATTTTTACGAAGCTGCATTACCAATAATGCTTGCTATGCCTGGTAACGAAGAATTACAGCGTGTGTTTTTTGAAAATAACTTATTAGATTAAAGGTAAAAAAATGACAATATCTAGCACAACCACCAAAAGCAGTGGTTCAGGAAATGGAACACAACATAGTTTTGCTTACGGTTTTAAAATATTTGCTAATGGTGATTTAACTGTTCTTGTAAGATCTTCAACTGGTACAGAGACAGTAAAAGTACTTGATACAGATTATGTTGTTACAAATGCTGGTAATTCATCAGGTGGTAATGTTTTATTTAAATTTAATACTGGAAATACTGGTGATGCTCATTATTCTGCTACAGATAAAAGACCGCAATCAGGTGAAACTGTTGTTATAAGAAGAAACTTAACACTCACCCAGGGAACAGATTATGTTGAGAATGATCCATTCCCAGCTGCAAGTCATGAGAACGCACTTGATAGAATAACTATGATAGCTCAACAGCTGCAAGAAGAGCTTGATAGATCACTTAAAATTTCAAGAACAAACACAATGACTAGTACTGAATTTACTACAAGTGCTAGTGATCGTGCTAATAAAATACTTTCTTTTGATAGTTCAGGTGAGTTAACTATTACTACTGCAATAGGTACATCACGAGGAAACTGGGCAGCTAGTACAGCTTATGCTGAAAGAGATATAGTAAAGGACACAAGCACTAATAATATATTTTTAGTAAATACTGCGCATACATCTAGTGGAGCGCAACCACTTACAACAAATGCAAATAGTGCAAAATATACATTATTAGTTGATGCAGCTAGTGCTACTACATCAGCAACCAACGCAGCTAATTCAGCAACGGCTGCGTCTAATGATGCAGCTGATGCAGAAAAGTTAGCTATAAATGCAGAGGATAGTCAGTTTACATTAAGTGATGGATCAACAACTGGTTTTTCAGCATTGCATCACAAAGAAAAAGCACTTGATGCGCAAACCGCATCTGAAACTGCAAAGACTACATCACAAAATTACGCAACTAAAACAGATGGTGCTGTTGAAAGTTCAAACTATTCATCTAAAGCCTGGGCGATTGGTGGTACTGGTGTAACTGATACTGCTGGTAGTGGTTCAGCTAAAGAGTGGGCAACAGATACTTCTAATACTTGTGATGGTACTGAGTATTCTGCAAAAGAATATGCCATTGGTTCACAAACTGCTCAAACAAATGGATCTGCTAAACAATGGGCAATTGGTGGTGGTAGTGGTTTTGATGTAAATACTGTTGTAAGCGGTTCTGAATATTCAGCAAAATATTGGGCGCAACAAGCAGCTGCATCTAAAACTGAATTTTCAAATATATATCATGGTCAAGCCACATCAGATCCTACACAAGATCCTGACACATCAGCCTTAGAAGCTGGTGATTTATATTTTAACAGCAATACGAATGTCCTAAGAGTTTATAACGGATCTAGTTGGCAAGATGCCGCAGTTGATACAACATCATTTGCTGGTCAAGGTTTTGCAGTTGCAATGGCTATAGCTTTATAGGAGTAAAATATGGCACAAAATTTTAGACAATATAAAATGAGAGAGATAGGAACTGCCGCTACGGATATACCTGATGGCAGTAACTTTGATAGCTTTGATTGTATCATATCAATAAGAATGACAAACATTACAACCAATGCAATCTCAGTAGATGCTTACATACAAAACTCATCATTAGATTACTACCTTATCAAAGGTGTAACAATCCCAGCACATAGTTCATTAGAGCTAATAGATGGTGGGTCAAAGATTGTGGTTGTTAGTGGTGACAGATTATACTTCAAATCAGATACAGCAACATCACTTGATGTGGTTGTGTCAGCAGTAGATGCAATAAGTACATAGGTGACATATGGGATATGTAGGTAATGAACCAAGTGTAAATTTTACTAGCTTTGCAAAGCAAGACATTACTGGTGATGGTACTCCTAACTATACTCTTACTCATGCAGTAGCTAATGCTAATGAGATAGAAGTTTTTGTAAACAATGTAAGGCAAGAGCCTACATCAGCTTATACTGTTAGTGGTACTGCTTTGACTATGACTGGCAACGTAGCTAGTACAGATGATTTCTATGTCATATATTTAGGCAAAGCCATACAGACTACAGTTCCACCTGATGGTTCTGTAACTACAGCTAAAATAGCTGATGATGCTATAACAAGTGCAAAGATTGCTAGTAGTGTTGTCTTAATTCCAAGTGGCATCATTATGTCTTTTGGTGGTACATCAGCACCAACTGGTTTTTTATCATGTGATGGCTCTGCAATATCAAGAACAACTTATTCTACATTATTTACAGCAATTGGTACAACTTGGGGTACTGGAGATGGTTCGTCTACATTTAATGTTCCAGATTTAAGAGCAGCTTTTTTAAGAGGTACTGGTTCTCATGGTACATCTAATATGGCTAATGGTAATGATTTTTCAGCACCATCAGTAGGAAGTTTTGAGAATGACTCGTTTCAATCACACTTTCATGCTTTTAACAGAGGTGAAACAAATGCTGCAACTGCAAGTGGTGGAAGAATAGCTCATGGTACAAATGGAGATGCCCTTACATTAACTGCAAATGTTGGATTGCCAGAAGAAGACACAACAAACAATCATGGAACACCTAGATTTGGCGATGAAACTAGACCATTCAATGCTTCTGTATTGTATGTGATTAAGACTTAGGAGAATAGCTAATGGCATTATCAAAGATACAAGCTGAATCAATGAACCTAGCAGATACCTATGCTTTTACTGGTACTGTAACTGGTGCAGATATGGCATTGTTACATACTACAACAGTTACAAGTAATGTTGGCGAAGTACAAATAGATGGACATTTTACTTCAGCATTTAAGAATTATAAAATTATTGGAAGTAACATCCACACAGATACAGATAACGTAAATATGAATATGAAGTTTATGAGTGGTGGTTCTCTTTTGACTGGTAGTTTTCATAAGTCAAATAGGATTCGTACAATAAATACTATTAGCACAGTCGCTAATCAAGACGAAACATCAGATACAGAATTTGCCAAGGTTGGAGGTTCTGTGGGTTCTGATACAGGAGAACACAGTAATTTTGAAATATTACTTTTTGACCCACTTGCAACAGACAATTTTAAATGTTTTTTATCATCTTCAAATAGTATCACTTTTGTAACAAGTTGTGAAATTGGAGTGATGGCAGGATTTTTTAATAGTGGTCAAGTGGCATTAAGTGGCATTGAAATAGACCCTAGTTCTGGCAATATTGCGAGTGGTGTTTTTAAATTATATGGGTTGAGATAATGACTAGATACAAAATGATAAATGGTGAATTGGTTGAATATACTGCTGAAGAATTAAAAGTATTAGAAGCAAAAGAAAAAGCTTGGGCAGATGGGCAAGCTGATAGAGATTTGGCTGATTTAAGAGAGCAGAGAAATAGTTTACTATCTGAAACAGATTACATGGGTAATTCAGATGTAACAATGTCTGCTAAATGGAAAACATACAGACAAGAACTTAGAGATATAACCAAAACTTATCAGTCAATGAATGATGATGGTTTTGCATTTCCAACGAAACCAAAGGAGTAAGCCATGCCATTTATAGGACAACAACCTACCACTGGTGCTTTTTTGGAACTAGACAGTCTTACAGCTAGTGCGACAGCAAACTACACACTACAACTCAATGGAGCTAACTACTATCCAGAGAGTGTCAATAATCTTTTAGTATCTATCAATGGAGTTATACAAGGTAGTAGCACAATGAGCCTTAGTGGTTCTACTCTAACTGTAGGTGCTACATTATCTAGCAGTGATGTCATAGA